GGGGTTGCTCATGGTGGGCTCCTTGAAACGATTGAATGAGGGTGGCCCGGGCAGCGTTCGTCACCACCATTCCCCCAAGGAGGTAAGGGAATGCAGGCAACGAACGCGCCGGGCCGTGGAACAAAAACCACTGATTACGTCGCCGCGCTGTCCTGGATGGTGAGGATGGTTTCGTCCCAGGCCAGTGCAGCGCCGCCGGCGTGGTTGATTTCGGCGGTGAACGGGTAGGTGCGGAAGATGTTGCTGGTGCCGTCGTTGGGCGCATCGCCGGTGATCTTGACTTTGCCCATGACGAAGGCCATGAAGTCGCTGGTGGCGGTTTCGTCCGCGGTGAGGACGGTGGCGATGTTGATGGCGGTTTCGGCTTCGTACAGGGCGGTGATGACCTGGTCGCGAAGATTCGCGGTGAATGAACCAGAGACTTCGATCACGCCGCGGGACACATCGCCCGAGGAGTTGGAGCCGACCTCGGCGCCGGTGCCGGCCGCACCATTGGCCACGGAGATCTTCAGCCCGGTGATGAGCGTGGAGGTGCCGTTGACATTGAGCCGGCCGTTGATGGCGGCCATGATGCCGGTTTCGGTTTCAGCCGTCGGACTGGTGAGCACCTGCGTGCCGCTGGGCGCGCGCGAAATGCCGACCAAGCTGGTGGCAAAGCTGGCGTTACCGCTGGCCGGCAGATCGAAGTCGAGCGATGCAACGACCATGTCGCCGAACAGGTCGGAGTCGGTGAGGTCGCCATACCAGTCCTCGATGGTGAGGTAGTCCTTGGTGTGGCCGGTGAGCGGCGGTTTGCAGACCTTGCCCACCGCGGCGATGGTGACCGATTCGCCGGCAGCATCGGCCGCTTGCGTGGTGCCGTCGAGGAACACGCCGGTCATGATGCCCGCGGTCAGCGCGGTGATCCAGAAGTTGCGGTTGTTGGAGTTGGTCGATGCCCCGGTGAAGCCGGACGCGCGCACCACGTGGCCCACCTTGAACCCGGCCGCCAGGAAGCCATCGCCGGAATCGGTGAACGTGCCGACGGTGGCGGCGATAGTCGAGGCGGTGATCGTGCCACCGGAGGCGAACGCCGCCTCGAGCATGGCCTCGATGAACAATTGATAGGTGCCCGCGGAGAGTTCTCCATCGAGCTTGTAGTCCACCTTTTTCAGGCCGTAGCTGGCGCCGGTGCTCTGGTGGTGGCTGACGATCTCGGCGGATTTGTACATGTCGCGCATGGCCTGGCCGACGCCGGACTTGCGGCGGATGGTTTGCGAACCGGTGCTGCCGAGCGTTCCGAGCGCAACCTGTTTGACGACGTTTACCTGCTTGCGCAGGCCTTGTGCGACAGCGGTCATGGTGATGTCCTTTCAATAAAAAAGCCGCCCAGGCGGAATGTGGGCGGCTCGGTCGTGATACTGCGGGGGAATGCTGCGGGTTATGCGGCGGTGTCCGGGGAGCCCTTGCGCGTGTGGTAGGTCACTTCGAACCGCATGCGCCCGATGGCGCAGGGGTGCTCGCCTTCGCCGGAGAGGGTTTCTTCGTACCCGCCCGGCTCGATCAGCTTGCACAGGCCGCCGAGCGTGTTGTTTGCGTCCAGCGCCGTTTCGACCTCTTTGGCAATCAGGTCAGCGGTGTCGGCATAGGCGGTGTTGGCCTTGACACAGGCCTCGACCACCAGCGTGAGACTTCGCTCGCGCGCCCGCGATTGGCCCATTTCAAGAGGCCGGGAACTCTCTACCGGGGTGAAGATACGAAGGCCCGGGAGATTGGCATCCTGCATCGGGTAGACGCGGCTGTCGTACACCCGGTCGCTGGTGGTGGTGAGACCGGTCAGCGCCGTGACGGCGGCGGCGCGGATCTGCTTGCGGACGTGATCGGTCATGGTTTTTCAAGCTCCAGCACCACGAGCGCGCCGTCTTCCATGGGGCGGCTGTTGCGGATGGTGTAGGTGACAGCGCCGATGAGGAGTGTCTTGCCTACCGGCGCGGAGAAGTCGGACGCCCGGCCGAGCGCCGCCGGGCTGGTGCCGGCGATGCCCATGCTTTCCAGATACTCCGCGTCAAGGATGACGCTGACCGCGACGGATCCGTTGTATGTTGCGGCGCTGGCGAATTCCGCCGCGTCCAGGAACACGGACAGATCCTCGTCGAACGGCATGGCGCGGTGTTACTTGGGCTGCGTGAGCAGGTCGGGCGCAATGGGCGCGACCGTTCCGGCGGGAGCGACATTGACCGGACCGCCGCCGGACTGACCAATCTCCTTCAGCGCGGCTTCCTTGCCCGCGGCGAAGGCCTTGTCGGACGACTCCTTCAGGCCGGCTTCCTTGCCGGCGGAAAAGGCCTTGTCGATATCTTCCTGCATGCCGGTCTTGAGCTTGTCGAGCTCGTCCTGCACTTCCGCCCTGCCCTGCTCGCGGCCCTTGGACAGGCCTTCCGCATGAGCGCGGTCCAGTGCATCGAGCTGCGCGATCTCCTCGGCTTCAGGATCGTGCAGGCGGCCGTCCTTGCCGACCTCGCCGTCGAAGCCGAACTCTTCACCGGCCTTGAACTGGATGGGGCTCTGAACGGCGTAGATGCCGGCGAGTTCGTTTTTCTTGACCTTGACGGCGGTGAGCGCGTGCAGGCGCGTCTTGGCCTGGTCTGCGGTGAGTTCGACCTGGCCGGAATGCACGGCCATGATCGCTGTGGCGATGATTCTTTTCATGGATGCTCCTTGAATGGAGACTGCGGGGTTCGAGACCGCCGGCGCCCGGATCAGGCGCCGGCGGGTTGCTGCTGCAGCGTCAGGCCGATGACCGATCAGATCATCGTGACGTAGCAGGCGCGCTGCCAGAGGCCGTAGTCGGCCCCGCGCCAGGCGTCGATGCCCATCTGGATGGCATCGTTGTCGAAGGCGAACTCGGAGCTCTCGTCCTTCATCTTGGTCTGCACGTCGGTCTCCTGCTGCAGGATGATTCCCTTGATGGGGGAATCGTCACGCCACACGGCAAAGGAATCCGTCCAGGTCAGTTCGGGCAGCATCTCGATGTTGATGTTGAAGTTGCCCAGGGCCGACGGGTTGGCGTTGTTCTGCATGGCCGCGGTGCGCACGGCGTTGACCGCCGCCAGCGCCGGGATGTACAGGCCGATCGGCACGGTGACGGTGAAGCTGCGCGCCTGACTGTTCATGGGGCGGCCGCGATCGTCCTTGAACGACAGGATCTGCGCGATGCCCTTGACGATCGCCTGCTGCATCTCTTCGATGGATGGCGCAGTGACCACGCCGTGCACGGCCGCCGGCAGAGCGGAGATGTCGCAGGTGATGTCGTTGTCCTGCGTGCCGGAGTCGCCTTCGACGTGGGCGGTGTCGAAGAAGTACTGCCCGTCGTAGCAGAGCGCGGAGGGAGCGGCAACGATGAGCGCGGAGGCCAGCGTGCCCCAGTGGGCGTCGCCTTCCTGCGCGAACTCGGCCATGCGTGCACGCAACTGCGGGGTCTTGTCGCGGCGAAGATCCTTGACCTGGATTTCGAGCGTGGCCTCGTAGTGCTTGTTGGCAATGGTCATCGAGTTGCCACGGAGACCCTTGGCCTGACGGCCGCCGATCCACTCGCGCATGCGCGGGTTCTGGCCGAGGAAGGCGTAGGTCTCGCTGGCCTGATTGCTGCCGAAGCGGTTGCAGACGCGGCCGATCCAGCCGCTGGAGGGGTTTTCGAGGGCCGCGTAGTACATGCCAACGACGGCGCGGCTCGACAGAAGGGACTGATCCATGTGTGATTCCTTTCGTTTTTTCGGGGTGGCGCCGCGGTCGGCCGGTCAGGCCGGCCCGCAGAAGCCGGTTTTCAAGGGGATGGCGGCGTCAGATCGGATTATTCGCGCACCCAGGTGCCGCGCATTTCGCTGACGTGGTAGCCGTCTGCATCGCCGGCTTCCAGCTTCACGAAATCGCCGCGCCGCTGGGTGGCCTTGGTGAGCAGCAGATCCTTGTTGTCGGCGCCGGTGATGTCCGGGCCGAGGATCATGTCCCCCGCGGCGGGGTCGACCTTGACCTGCGTGGTGCCGAACGCGCCGATCGCCAGGATCACAGCACCGGCAAAGCCGTCGGCCACCGCCGGCAGCGTGAGCGCGGCGGCATCGGCCGCGGCCGTGACCGCGAACAGCTTGCCGCTGTCCTCGGCGTCGAAGGTCTTCACGCCGGTGAGCGTTTCGCGCACGGTGAAATGGCCCCACGGGTCGCGGTAGTTCAACGCATCGAACGCCACGACCGCCACGCCGCTGGACACGTAGCGGTGCACGAAGCCGATGAACACGCCACCGACCGGGCTGAACCCGAAGGTGTCGTCATCGGTCGCGTAGACCGGCTGGCCCAGGTCGGTGATCAGCGCGCCGGTGACGGCGAGCTGGATCTTGCCGCTCTCCACGATGCGCACGTTGATGCCGCCCGCGGTGTGGCCGGCGAGCGTGTTGTCGGCCTTGGCTTCCGCGAAACCGGCGAAGCGATTGCCGACCGCCAGCGGTTGTGTATGGCCGGATGCGTCGACTACACCGACGGCGGCGCCTTCGTAGATGATGTCGTTGTCGATGACGGGCAGCTGGTTGCGGCTGCCGGTTTCGAAGGAACGCGGTTTGTTGGCGGCCAGCGTGGTCATGCCGCCCAGCACTGGAACACTGGCCAGTACATCACCGACATGGACCGTGTGGCCCGTCAGCATCATGATGCCGATGGTGACGACCGACACGACCAGGAGGACCAACAGGCTGGTCCGATTCAGTTGCGAGAAGATTTTCATGGTTTTTCCTTCTAAAGATGTTGTTCTCTACACGCGGACGTGCGGGCAGAGCTGCTGCGTTCGAGCTGCCGCGATCAGGCCGCGCGCTTGCCCGTGAGGATCCGCACGTTGCCGGCGGCGGTGGCCTTCTCGAAGGCGAGGTAGGCGCTGAAGTCGTCGCCGTACTCGGCGCGCAGCTTGGCGTCACCTTCCCAGGTGGCTTTGCAGCGAGCGTCCAGCGGGAGGCTGGCCTGCTCGGCTGCTGCAGCAGCCGCAGCCAGTGCAGGCGCCGCGGCGACGTTCGGAGCAGCGGCAACCAGGCTGGCGGCATCTGCCTGCAGATCGGATGCGCGCGTGCCGAGCTTTTTGCGTTCGGCGGCGAGCACCTGGGCGGCGGCTTCGTTGCCGGTGGTCTTGCCATCGAACTTGAGCGAGGCGATCAGTTCGGCGTGGCCGGGCAGCGCCTGCGCCTCAACGGACTGGATGCGATCGCGTTCGGCGACGGCGCCTGCGACGAGCCCGGCGGCGTGACCCTC